TACTTATCTCGTCCCATAAGTCCTGTTGTGGTTTGCTTCCCAACTGCACCCCTTGAAAGTCCGACAGCACTATAGAAGTTAAAATATCAATAATAAGCGATGGGAGTCCTGTATGGATTTTTCTCATTTCCATTCCTGCACTGCTTTTACTTGCCCAAAACTTATAGCGGTCTATGCCGTTATTTATCTGTACATACAACTGTGATAATTCCGAAGACTCACCGCGATACCATATCCTATTTTTTATGGCATTACCCTGCCAGTCTAAGCTCTCCATTATGTTTATTGCCGCAGGGCTTGCCTTGTTTATATTTAGCCAGCTTCTTATACTATTCTTCACTTTCTCCATCCACCTCATTTGTTTTTTTCTCCTGATATCCTATGAGTTTAATAAAAGGCAACCACCCATACTGTGAAGCATTTATGGTGTGATCATGTCTATCTTCCGGTGTATTGTCTTTACTTTCATCCCAACTGTAAATCTCCAGTTCTTTTATATGCTCTATGCAGCAGTCGGCGACAAAGTAGCAGTCAGTTTGAAACCACCCTAACTGCATTGTTATCCTATCAGTTATCTTAGTTTTTTTATAAGCATTAAAGAAGCTGTATAGGCAAGGATTGTATCTTTTATACTTGTTCGCCTCCATAAGAGTAGCCTGGTCTGCACTGTCTATGAATATATTCCTTGCAAGCCCCCATTCATCTTTGTTTCTGTCTGCAAAATCAATTATGTTCTGTATAGTATCAGACGGTGCTCTTGGCACCGCCAAATCCCTGTTGTTATATACCCTCTCATCAAGAATGTATAAAACACCCTCTGTGCTTATCCCTAAAAACAGCATTGCAATTGTGTCCGATGACTTCTGTGAATATGCGGTATCAATACCAATACTAAACTGCCTGAATTTAAGCCTTCCTGTCTTAAATTCCTGTTTAATTCCGCTTAGTGGTATAATGTGCCTACGTCTGTCAAAATTTGGAAATACAAGCCCTGTAGCACGTCCACGCAAACCGAGTATTTTATTCTTGTAGAGCTTAGTACCAGTTGGGGCACTCTGTTTCTTTTTTTCAATATCTGCAGCGGTTAGGCTGAGATTATCTTCAAAAGTAAAAAACCAGTACTTCCAACCCTGTACCGGTTTTTCTTTTAACTCCTCCCGTATTTCATTGGGAATAATATTTTCATACTTTTTATAAGGTCTTGAACGGTTTACAAATTCCTTATAAATAGGAAGGCTAGGATCATCTGGGTTAAGAGTTGCCATCAGATAATCATTTCTCGTTGAAATCTCACGCACAAAGTCAATATGTGCTGTATTTATCTCATCTATATATACGCAACCAAACTGTGAGCCAAGCACAAGCTCCCACTTATCCCGGTTGTCATATCCTAGTACAAATATTATTTTATTCTCAAACTTAATGTGAGGGATTTTATAATCCTTATCTCCATTGCCGTAGTAAGAAGCCCCCCTGTGCAAATCTAAAATGCCGTTATCCTGCTGTATTATGTTCTTTTCTGCTGTACCTGTTGTTTTAGATGCTATGATGTGAAGTTTTTTGCTGCTCTTACTTACCATGCGCATAAACTTCACACCTGCACCAACCGTCGTTTTACCGCTTGCTGTTGTGCCCTCAAGGAAGTCAGCTGACACATTGGTACTGTTGATAAAATCAATGTACTTTTGCGACAGAGGAAACTTGTTATTCCTCAAGCCCATCACCACCCAGTTGTGACATTATGTCCTCGAGCTTTTCAGAGCTTTCAATATTTACTTCAAGCTTATCTCTGAATAATCCTAAATGCCTTGACAGCATCTCAAGTGCCTTAGTCTTATCGGTTAGCTTAATCTCGATACCGTTTGCACCTTCCTTTATAGAGGCTATAGCCTTCTTCTGCTCATCTGTTAGCTCCGCTGTAGGCTTAATCTTTACACTTCCATCATCGTCTACCTCTACATAGTCGGTAGCCTTTGCAAATGCTATGGCTGAAAGCTCCGCTAGTACCCTGTCTTGTGTAATGCCTGTCCGCTTTCCCCTGTCCTCCATAGCTTTAGCGATTTCAACTTGAATCTTAGCATTGCTTAGCAGTCTTGATGCCTGTGGCTCTGCCCCTTTAGGAGAGTAGCCTGCACGGATTGCCGCCTGCTTAGCGTTAAGGTCTATAATATACTCGCTTACAAATCTTTTTTGTTTTTCGTTTAGCATTTACTCTCCTTTCCAGCTAATGCCTGTTGTTGAGATTTAAAACAAAAAGAACCGAGAAGGAGGAAACTCGGCTCTTGATGTTATTTCAATGATATCATTATACCACATCTTAATCAGACATGTTGTGGCATTTTGTGGCATCTTTCAAAATCTTTTAGGGCTTTTGCATGTAACCGTCTAATATGGTCATAGCTATAGCAGAGTTCTACGGCTATACTTTCAAAGCTCATATATCGCACATACCGCATATAGAGGATTTTAATACACCTTGTATCAGACAATGCTTGTATCCGTGATATGATAATATTCTTCTTATCCACAAATTCATCAATCATAGAATTGACTTTATCCTGCAGCTCCACACATTTAATGACCGCATTTTCCATGCTATCCCCCCTTGGGCTTGTTTGCACTTTTTCAGACAGCCCACACCCCCTTAACCCATACATGGCTTTAAGGCTGGACAGTTCATCCAGCCTTTGGTTTAAGTTTTCTTCAAGCCTTTGTATCTCTTGTAGATATCGTTTTGCCCACATTGGCATCACCTCCCTTCTTAGGCTTTTCCTTAGGCTTTCTTTTTACTTCTTTCTCTTTGATGGCTTCAATCAGCTTATCTCCATCCACACCTGTCCAATATTCAAAGTTTTCGGATTGGAAAAACTTTTCTACAGGCGATAAGTCAGATATATTCTGATTGGGTAGCCTTTTCTTTTTTCTAAGCTCTGCCTTATAGTCTTGAACAGCACGCTTAACTACGGCATATATCAGCTTTTCAACATTGTATAAACTTTGTGCTTTTTGCATCCTACACCTCTATTATGCATTAATTAAATGGCAACTCATTCTCTATCCCATCAGGAATATTCATAAATCCATCAGTTGGTGGCATAGAATCATTTTGCTGGCTTTGTCCTGCTGCCTTGCTTTCTGCGAACTCTATCTCTTCCACCATAATCTGAACACTGTAGACCTTTTGACCGTCTTTATTGGTGTGGTTATCATTCTGAATGCGACCGGTAACTACTACCTTTGTACCCTTCTTCAGATACTTCTCTACAAATTCCCCTTGCTTGCCAAAGGCTGTACAGTTAAAGAAGTCGGCAGTGGTTTCATCTCCCTGCTTTTTATATCTTCTGTCAACTGCAAGCGAAAACCTCGCTATAGCCATAGAGCTATCATTCTGCGAATATCTGACCTCAGGATCTCTTGTAAGCCTACCCATTAATATTGCTTTATTCATGTGTTATTCCTCCTCAAATTCTATTAAATTTTCATTTACCTCTGTAAGCTCCTTGACTATACCGCTATAGGTATTTAGATTACTGAGGTAAACTTTGCAGTTCTTTTCTAACAATCTGATTATGTCTTCAAGCTCCTTCTTTGGCAGATTCATCAAGGTGCTGTCACTCAATGTACTTTATCCGTCACCAATCATACATCCCTCCTGTATAGCTTTGCTGTGATGTAGTAAAGACTGTTAACATATCCTAGCAAGTTATTATAATAGTTGTATTTGAGGCTTGTACCTATGCTTTTTATGAGGTTCTCCAAGTCGATAACAAGGACAGAAAGGTTGTTTACATCTTTCTGCCTTAGCTTAAAACCCTGATTGAACCCCTCACTCCTAGCCTTTTCGACTCGGTTTTTAACATAGGCTACAAGCTCCTCATCGGTCATAGCTCGCATTTTAACGGCTTTTTCTTTAACAGTCATTATTCTACACCTTCTCTCGTTTTGAGGTTTCATAATACCAGCTACAAGATGATTCCATGATGAAGTTATTTTTGCATTCAGGGCATTCAATCTCGTGTTCGCCTTCTTCATACAGTTCTGGAAAGTCTTCATATCCACAGCAGGTTTCAAGTGCTTCTCCACAGTATGGGCAAATAACATAATCACTTGAACCAGTGTCAACATCTTCTTCACCATCTTTGATTGCCTGAACTATGCTATTCATTGCATTTTCTTTTTCGCAGGAATAACAAAAATCTTCCCAACTAAAATATGTCGCTTTTCCACATTTTTTACAAATTCCTTCCATTCATTTTCCCTCCTTTGTGTTTTCGTCCAAAAATTCAATAAACTTTTGTTGGCAATCTTTGCACAAGTCACATTCTCTTACTGGCATCGTTACACCTCCAAATCTTCCTCTTTCACAAAAGTTCCGTTTACCATCTTGCCTTTTCTGTCCTTTATCTCTTCATAGGCAGCTTTGATACAGTCGTTTATGTCAAGCCCTAACTGCATACAGAGGATTACAAGTACAACATAAGTATCTCCTACGCTGTCAATTATCAAATCTAGCTTATTTTTATTGATTCCACTTGCAAGCTCTCCAGCTTCCTCCAGTAACTTAACCATCTGCGCCTCGGGACTGGCCGATTGAAGACCTCTGTCGATTGCCCACTTCTTTATAAGCTCCGTTATATCCTCTGTCTCTGCCTCGGTCTGCTCTATTGGCTTTTCATCGGGTACATCAACTGGTGTATCCTCCGCCAATTTGCAAACAGGACGAACGCCATGATCACTAATCCCCACAAATTCATCGTTTAAGGCACCATCCGCATCAACATACATTGCAATATCATCATTCTTATAGTTGTAAGACTTTGGAGTTGCTAACCACCAACTATCGTTAATAGGCTCTAACCAACATCTGTTTTTACGGTATAAATCAGTAGTTAGTAGTCCTAGTTGCACATTGCGGAGCTCATATTTTTTCGTACCGTCATCAGCGGTTAAGTCTAATAGAAAATAATCGAAATCTGAATATATTCCCCCATTGTCCCAAATCTCTTTTGCGAATGTCTCCAAAAGATAAGACTTAATATCGCTTGTCATAAAATAGTTATTACAAGCTGAATCAAATTCTGATTCAGTAACTGTATCTTTGGTTATTGCAAGGCCATCTTCTAGTTTTATCCACTCGTAGCCTGCGTAGGTAAATACCTCGCCTGGCTTAATCTCCTTTAACGCTTTCTGCATATTATTCTCCTTTCGCTCTATCCCTATTTGCCGATCTAAACTGCCTTATCAGCAATCAAATCATCAATGCTCATCTGCTCGTCTTTCTTTTCGGGCTTAAGCATTTCATCTTTTGCCTTCCTGTAGAACTCTTTGCTAATCTCAAATCCGTAAGAATTACGGTTTAATTCCCTTGCAGCCCTTAAGGTTGAGCCACTGCCGCAACAAGGAACTATGACTATATCCCCTTCATCCGTAAAGGTCTCAATTAGCTTTTTAAGTACAGCAACAGGCTTTTGAGCTGGGTGTATCTTTGGGATATCCTTGCTGTCACGCTCCCAGTTGAACCAATTGAATACCATCCGCCCAGTTCCCTGAATGTTCTTCCCGTTCTCGTCTACCTGTAGCCCATTTCTAAATTTAGGCAGCTTATCCCTGTATAGTACTAGCGCATATTCTGTAGCTCCCACTACTCGCATATTTGCCTTTAGCACCTGCGGGGAAAAGTTCTTGATGAAAGTAAGAGGGATGTAATTCTTGAATCCGTGCTTTTTTGCATACTGGATTACAAGTTGCAACTGTTCAAATGCGCAGAATACAATCATACAAGGTGCATCTGAACTCCTGCCCCTTCCTCCTGCCTGCTTAGGTTCTTTCTTCAAGAGCCTGTTGCAGAAATGGAAGTATTCGGCTATGTTAAAGTTAAAATCCGTGTTAAATGCTGCCTTCCCTGCGAGCTTGCTCTCGCCGTTCTTGTTGTCTCCACCCTTATACCACATCGGGTTGGAGCCATAGAAGTTTGTGCCCACATTGTACGGGATATCAGCTATAACAAGCTGAGCCTTCTGTATTCCGTATCTTTTGAAATTTTGAAAGTTGTCATTGTAAATTTCAGTTTTTATCTGCTTCATCCTTCTTTATCCCTCGCAATCTGTAATTTAATTCATTACCCTTAAACTCTATTATCCTGCCCTCTGCCATTTCAATAAGCCTTGAGCCTATCGCACTATCAAAGTCTAATAGCTCGCCTGTAGTCTTTTCACTTGTTACAATCACAGGCAGATTGCATACATACCTGTAGTTGACTATCTCGAAGAGGATGTTTATATCGCTCTCTGTGGTCTTGCCCTTTAAGAGGTCATCAATGACAAGCATAGGTGCAGTTTTTAGCTCATCAATGGTCTTGTTATAAGCATCTTCATCTGTGATATTCTGCTTAAGCCTTGTAGCAATCTCTCGGTATGGCATATATACCACTCTGACCTTTTGATAGTCTAACAATGCATTTGCAGAGGCAAGCGCAAGGTGGGTTTTGCCACATCCTACTTGACCAAGCAACAAGATTGAATTATGCCTTGATTCTTTGAAGTCCTGATAGTTCTTGCAGTAATCAACGCAGATTGTATATGCCTTTTCAAGCTGGGCTATGCCCCTTGTGTCAAAGTTCTTAAAGCCTTTAG